TTTTTGCGGAAACATTATTTCGTTGAGATGATGAATAAGGTATGGATGACATGTATATTATATATCCAATTGAATAAAAAAATTGAATTAAAATGTATTCCTTATAATCATACAAAGAAATGGCTTCTCTTGCACAAAAATATCAAAAAAAAACAGATCAAGAACATGTTCTAGATAATCCCGACACTTATATTGGCTCCGTGGAAAATATACAACAATCCTTGTATTTATTTGAAGATGCACGCATTGTTGAAAAATGTGTTCCATATAACCCAGGATTATTCAAGTTGTTTGATGAAGGAATTGTCAATTGCCGAGACCATTATATTCGAATGAAGCAAATTAAATCGGGAGAGCCAGTGACACAGATCCATGTAACGATTGAAAACGGCACAATTACCATGTATAATAATGGCAACGGGATTGATGTCGAAAAACACCCCACTCATAATATATGGATTCCGGAACTCATCTTTGGTCATTTGAGAACATCCACAAATTACAATAAAGAAGAAAAAAAAATCATCGGAGGTAAAAATGGTTTTGGATTTAAATTGGTCTTGATATGGTCCACATATGGTAAAATCGAAACGATTGATCATGTTCGTAAATTAAAGTACGTTCAAGAATTTCATGATAATTTGAAAGTTATTCAAAAACCAAAAATAACTAAAAACAGTGGAAAGCCATATACACGCGTATCTTTTACGCCGGACTACAAACGATTGGGTGTTCCATGTTTAAGCGAACACATGATGTCGCTCTTTCAGCGTCGTGTTTATGATATTGGTGGTATAACACCCAAAGATGTAAAAGTAAAATTCAATCAAGAATCGGTCAAATGCAATGATTTCAAAACATACATCCAGATGTACTTAAACGAAGAAGAAAAGAAACAAATGGTATTTGAGCAAATCAACGAACGATGGAGTGTGGCGGTGGTTCTGAGTCCAGAGTACAAACAAGTATCATTTGTCAATGGAATTAACACAAGCAAGGGCGGCAAGCATGTAGAGTATATTTTAAATCAAATCACCAAAAAAATGATCGCACATATTGCGCAAAAGAAGAAAGTTCAGGTGAAACCTGCAATAATTAAGGAACAATTGCTTCTGTTCGTCAATTGTAGCATTGAGAACCCAAGTTTTGATAGTCAAACAAAAGATTATTTAAATACAAGTGTGTCGAAATTCGGTTCTACTTGTGATATTACTTCATCGATGATTGATAAATTGGCGAAAATGGGTATTCTAAACACCTCGTGCGCCCTAAGTGAAATCAAGGATCAGAAAAATGCGAAAAAGACCGATGGAAATAAAAACAAAAATATACGAGGTATTCCAAAACTGGTTGATGCGAATTACGCAGGAACCGTAAAATCGAATACCACCATGCTGATTCTCTGCGAAGGAGACTCTGCAAAAGCAGGTATATTGTCGGGTCTGTCGACCGATGACCGCAATATCATTGGTGTGTATCCAATGCGAGGTAAGTTATTTAATGTACGAGGGGAAACACAAAAAAGAATCAATGACAGCAAAGAAATTACAGAAATAAAAAAAATCATGGGTCTCGAAAGCGGAAAGCTCTATCAAAATGTAGATGAACTTCGATATGGAAAAATTGTGTTCATGACAGACCAAGATCTAGATGGTAGTCACATCAAAGGTTTATGTATTAATTTTATTGCTTATTTGTGGCCATCTTTGCTTTTAATTCCGGGTTTCATTGGATTTATGAATACACCGATCTTGAAAGCAAGTAAAGCAAACAAGGTGATTCAGTTTTACACGCAAGGAGACTACGAACAGTGGAAAGAACAAAATGAAGACGGCAAAGGATATAAAGTAAAATATTACAAAGGACTGGGTACAAGTACTTCCAAAGAATTCAAGGAATACTTCAAAGAAAAGAAAGTTGTATCCTTTATGCACGATGTCAATGACGACCAGCGCATTGATCAAATTTTCAATAAAAGCAAGGCCAATGAACGCAAAGATTGGTTGTCACACTATGATCGAAAGAGATATTTGGATGTTGAATCTAGTGAAGTGTCCTACTCTAAATTCATTGACGACGAACTGATTCACTTTTCAAAGCACGACAATGATCGTTCGATACCAAAAATGCTGGATGGACTGAAAATTTCCCAGAGAAAAATTTTATTCAGCTCATTCAAGAAAAAACTGAATCAAGAAATAAAAGTAGCTCAATTTAGCGGATATGTATCGGAGCAGTCCGGCTATCACCATGGCGAAGCCAGTCTAAATGGTGCTATCATTAACATGGCGCAAGATTATGTTGGATCAAACAATATTCACTTGCTCATGCCAAACGGTCAGTTTGGTACTCGTCTTCAAGGTGGAAAAGATCACGCATCAGAAAGGTATATCTTCACGAAACTCAACCCGATCACTCGCATGATATTTCGAAAGGAAGACGACGCGATTCTTCATTACTTGGATGATGATGGATTGAGTGTAGAACCGATCTATTATATTCCAATCATTCCAATGATTTTAGTGAATGGAGCTCTGGGTATTGGTACCGGATTTGCCACAAATATACCTTGCTTTCATCCAAAGGAGATTATTGATTCCATTCAACAAAAGCTTCAATGCGACGAACACATTGCAAAGCTTGATCCCTATTACGCAGGATTTACGGGAGAAATTGTTCCAGAGTCTGAAAATAAGTATATAACCTATGGCCGTTTTGAAATCAAAGGAAAAACGGTTATCATTTGCGAGCTTCCCATTGGCACATGGAACGAGTCGTATGTTCAGTTTTTAGAAAAGTGCTTGGATGCGAAGAAGTTTAACTTGAAAGATTACAAGGACTTGTCCACCAACAAAGATGTTTGCATTGAACTTTATTTTACATGTCCAGTGACCGACAAATCGAAATTTATTCAACAATTCAAGCTCTCCTCGTCGCTAAGTACAAATAATATGTATTTGTTCAACAAAGATGAAATATTGACAAAATACGAAAACATTGACATGATTATAGATCAGTTCATGGAGGTGCGTCTAGCATTTTATGAAACCAGAAAACAAAATCTAATCAAAGAATTAGAGTCGTTACTTGTATTGTACTCCAATAAACATCGCTTTATATCCGAGTTGTTGGCAGATACCCTGGATTTGCGCAAAAAAAAAGCACAGGTCATCGACGAAATGCTCGAAATAAAACAATACGATAAAATAGAGAGTAGTTATCACTACTTGACAAAAATGCATATGGACATGGTTAATGAAGAAAATGTCGCGAAACTCAGTTTTGAATACACCCAAACCCAAGAATCTTTATCTGATTTGAAGGCAAAAACAATAGAGGAAATGTACCTGGAAGAATTGAAAGAACTAAATGAAAGGATTTAATTCTACTGTTTTATCGTTCGATAAATGAATTGGATTGTCCATTGGTACTGGAAGTGTAGATATGTCTTCTTTGTATTTTAAATAGGCTTTCAATTCGCTATGTATTTGAGGAACACAATAATCAACCACGCGTTGATTCAGTTCTATAATTTGACCTCGTATGTCATCATCTTGATGTACAGCATGTTGTAGAAATATGGATCGCATAATCATCTTCAATTGATCATAATCTTGTTTATCGATTATATGCTTGTGTTCCGTTTTTTCATATATGCTTGCCCGAATTGAATTTTGAATGATTTCGATGTTTTCCATTGAAAAATAGGCCCGACTAAGTAATGTTGGTGCAAACATATACTGAACTGCATTAGAATAGTTCGTTTTTTCATTTTTAGGAATCATGTCGGAAATAAAAAAAGGGGTTCCATTTTCTTGCGGGTCAAGTGGAATACGACCATTTTGAGTGGACGGAGGCGATACTGTTTTGTCTATTAGATAAGAATTATCAATGATATCACTCATTTTATTATATACATAATATATAATATTTTTAAAGCATGGATTTTTACAAATCTATATCTATATTAGCGTTGATTGTTTTGATTGTTTGCCTTGGGTTCGTTGCTTCGGCACTTCAAGTATCTTCAGCAGACACCGTGTTTCCACCAAATATATCAGAATGTCCAGACTTTTTTGTAAAAGAAAAAAATAAAATATCAGATGCAACACAATGTAAGGCAAACTATGGCACTGCAACTGAAAGTTGTGCAAAGAAGTCATTCGACGACGACATTTATCAAAATCCAGGCATGGGTCCTTCCAGTGGTGTATGTGAAAAGAAAAAATGGGCAATGGATTGTGGAGTAAATTGGGATGGTATCACAAATAATCCTGATGTTTGTAATTATGTAATCAATTGAAAATATAAGGATTTAAAACATACCATTGTTTCATATGTATGAGTTTTGATTTGACTTTTCTTGATTCGTTTCACTCTATCTATATTGGAGGAACTTCCATGTGTGGAAAAACAAGTACCGTTCTGAATTACATGAAAGATCAAAAGAAGGATTATACTTATACTCGTATTCAAGATTTGAAAAGTGATAAAGACTTTTTAAATCTTCTGAACTGTAAAAATGTATATCATATGTTTTTCAATGGAATGAAACAAACAAAATATATCATTGTGGATGATATTGATATACTTCAAAATAATGATAAGAAAATATTGACTTTTTTGATAAAGTTTTTCAAAAAAAAATTATACAAAAAATATGAAAATATTGTATTTATTTTTATTGGCAACAACCAACAAGATACCAAGGTACAAGAATTACAGGCAGTTATGGAAAAGTTGTACCTCATAGAATATGAATTTGATGCGGTCGAAACATCGCAATATTGTATCAAAAAAAATGCAAAACGATTCATTTATGAAAAATCTCAACAAGTACAAGGATTAAAAGATCGAAATATTTTATCCTTATGTTTTCATGAAAATATGATTGACTATGTGAACAATAATCCGAATATTTATGAAAAATGTTTATATAATATCTGTATTGGAGACTTTTACGACCGAATGTCGTTTAAAAAACAACTGTGGCAATTCAATGAAATGACATTTTATTTGAAATTATTATGTAATCAAAAATATATTCAAATCAAAGAATATAAAAACATTGAATTTACAAAAATATTGACTCGATTTAGCAATCAATATTCAAATCTAAATTTTGTCATTGCGTTATGTAAAACTTTAAATGTCCAAAAAGAAGAACTTTTCTTTATTTTATCCAATGAACTCCCCTGTGCGATTACAATTCAACAAGAAAAAAGAATTAGGAAATTGTTGTATTAGAAATATCCGCAATATCATTCACATTTTCTTTCTCCATGTATTCTCTTAATTTTATCTTTAGTGCAGTATTTTCTTGTGTGATTTTCATCATGAACTCCTTAATTTCTCGAATTGTCAGTTCTTTGCGATTACTGCTCGCGTCTTTACCCTCCGTAACAACTATACCAGACGGTCGATTTTCACCCAGAGCTTGTCTTTCCATTTCTGTCTTTTTAAAGTGCTCATTTTGTGCCTGTAAAGTTTGAATCAAACTTTTCACATCTTTGATGCTTAAATCTCGACGATTGCCATGACTATCGCCAATCGAAATACCAGATGGTCGATTTTCTGCCATGGATTCTCGTTCCATGTCGCGACGCTTGATTTCTTCCAGAACTTTTGGTTTATTTTTCACGTCTCCTGGTTCGTATGTTTTCAGCAATTCATTGATTTGTGAATGATAAAAATTCAGTAGGTAATCGTCCTTGATGAAATCCTTCACCTGTAATGCGGATTCTTTACAAAAATGGTTTGCTTTATTAACAAGTCTTTTTTTGTCAAAGGTATTTTGTTCGTGGGAAACAACTAAAATGGTTTTCATCGGATCAAACTGAACAAAAGGAACTGTGTAATTTTTGAGAAAGTGCTTTTCCTCCGCAAGAACTGCGGAATTTTCGTAACTTGTATCCTTCAATAATTTGCGTTTGAACGCAAAGGTTCCTGCCGTCCCATGATTCGGTCCGTAAGGACCAAATTTGTACATCTTATTCAATGAATTAAACCACAAGAATATTTCACTTGCTCCTCCACAGAGAGCGTTTGGATTTGACACCAATTTCTTTACACTATGACTGACACGCTCTTTTGGATAGAAGTCATCATCATCCATATAAACAATTATATCTTCATCTCCTTTAAATTCACATTTTTCATGCATATAATTGCGCTTCTTCCCTAGATCCATTTTTTCGTTTTCATAAAAATAGCGTACTTTAATATCTTTTAGTGTCTTCTTGTGTGATTCATTTTCAAACACATCTTTGATACAATCGGTACCATCATCTACAACAATCCATTCTATTTTATTATGATCATAATCTTGATTTGCAATACATTGAATGAGAGCTTCAAAAAAGGGACGACGATTGAACGTTGGAGTACAAATAGATACATGAGGCAATGTATCATTATTTTTCAAAACAGTTTTGACTTTATTTTTATTTTTACTTTTTTTTCCCATGAATGTAAATAATATTAATCAATATCATTTATATTCTAATTTTCCTTATTATCTTTCACTTAAAATAATATTGGATATATTTTCTCCAATATTTGTATTATTTTTTACCACACAACCATTCGATTCAAATGCCGTTTGAATGATATCATATCGAAGATCATAAATGATAAAAAGAAATAACAAACAACATGTGATAAATTTATATTTTTTCTGCATATATTTTATCATTTCGAGTGTAACCAATACAAAAAAGAAAGCTCGAATGTAAAATTTATAGGTGGTCATCATGCAAACTAATTTACCTATATACTGGATAAAGTCTATGGCAATTGATTTAGATGAACTGAATGTCATGTACATGGTAATAAAGCTGGGTATCGCAGCCAGAATAAGCATGATGGGAGTAAGTATGCAAATTGCACCATACTTGAAAAAAGATGATAAAAAGGAAAATCCATCTAAAATAGAACTAAATGGACCGCATGGATTTTTTGTTTTATTTTTCTTTTTTTTGCCTCCACCATATACTTGAGTTTCTTTTTCAGTACAAATATTTCCTTTTGCGTGCCACATACACTGACTTGCACTTTTACAGGCAGTTCTTTTGGAATTGTATTGTGTACAGGAATCTTGATTTGCCTTTGCATGAGCGTAACCTTCTGTTTCGGTACATGCAGAACCATCCCAATCACATCGACTTGTCTTTTTACATTTGTTTTCTCCAAAATTAGAACATGGTTGAGGTCCATCGTCTTCGCCTCCTGCATCTCCTCCTCCTCCTCCTTTCTTTTTCTTTTTTTTCTTTTTAAAAGCTTTAGTAGGTTTAAAACCTTCCGTTTGAGTGTCATCATCATCATCATCATCATCTTCTTTTGTATTCATGTTTTGAATATTCAACATGCGTTCTGTGGATTTTAAAATAAGTGTTTTAATACTATCTAGAAAAGTCGCAAAGAAATCATCAATTGATTTATTGGATGTGGTTATTGCGGTCAATGCTAACCCCACAAATGTCAAAAACATGAGAAACACACTTGAAATACCGAGGTAACAGAATGCTTTCACAACAAAAGAAGACGCGTATTGAGAATAGTTCATATAGCCCAGAAACATGTGAAACAAAACCATTGGAAATATTATGAAGAAAAATAGTTTACTAAAAAACATAAACGGCGATACAAATGCGGATACCACATTCATGACAAAGTCAAATATATCGAAGGCCTTTAATTTTTTATCATCGACATTTTTGAACAATAAGTTTTTGAATATATTACTGAAATTTGATTTCGATGCATCAAATACAACATAGAATACATAAACAATCAAAGGAAACATAACTAGTTGCATAAGACTCATTTTGTTATTATCTTTTTGAAAGAAGGGTTTGAAAAAGTCATCGACCGCTCGAAGAGAACCGTTTGTATGAATATTCACATAGAGCATGATGTATGTAATCAAACCATATAAAGTGAGTTCATCCGAAGTTTTGGATCCGTTGTTTTCCATAAATTTTTTGGAGAAAAAGTTCATATTTTCATAGGAGTGATCTTGATTAAAATATTGAGCATTTTCACTGAACTTCTTTGTTGTACAATCGCTTATTGCACCATATGGATCGTTAATTTTACATATATTTTGTCTTTCCGAATATTTTCCATTTGATGTAAAAAAAGCAGGTACATCCAAAAATACGTCATCTTCTTTGTCTTGAAGATTTACGGCCTTAGAAGAAAGTAAAAAATTTTGTTTGCTTGTGTTTTTTGGATTAAAATACACATATGGAAATGCGTGAGGATCGCTTGGGTATAAAAATCCAGAATCTACATTTCCTCGAAAATAAAGATTTAATACAATACAGATCGTCACAAATAAGGTTACCGTTTTATTCATAATGCTTAACAATGATGATAGAACAACTTTTATCATAGATTCCACCTGAGACAGGAAGGATAGTCCATCCATTTTCAAAAAAGGATTCGAACTCATTTCTTCTTGTTTGATCTCATTGGAGGCTTTGTTGACATCTTTTTTCCTCATGCTTTTTTTATTTATTTTTTTTAGTAACATGTTTATTGTTGTATTCAGTTCTTTTATCGTGTAAGGTTTTTTATTTATATTCGCAATAAGTCGTTTCTTTGTGTTATTCAAATCCTCTTTTGTAAAGGGATCTTTTGTTATATTCATTAATATATCACGAACAATGACATCGAACGCTTCTTCATCAAAATCATCCCCGTCCATATTATATACTACAACTATTTTATTCTAAATTATCGAGCAAATAACAATCCAGCATTTCCTGAAATAAATCTCAATACATTATATCGTTCTTCATATAATTCCATATCATAAGTGTATAAATATAATGGTTCTTCTTTTGTGACTCCAATAACGCCTCCATTCTCATCACAAATCACGACCGATTCAAAAGATGGATCTACATTTGGAATCAAAGTAGTCATTTCAAACTCAATATTCTTAAAACGATTTAAATTCATGGCACCGGTAGGTTGTAAATAATTTGTTGTATCTAGACAAAAGTTATAGTGATATAATCCAATATCATTACTGGACTTGGTACTCTGATATTTTTCAATATATTGATAAACTCCTCCGTCTAGTTCTGATTCTCGTGCTTTTCCATCAATCAGAATCGAAAAAGAATTCAGTATATGTTTTACATGTTGTAATGAAAAATCTGGAGTCAAAAGATGATTGGTGGCCTGTTTGAAACTCGACGAATCATCAATATTAAGAAGATCTTTTCCTGGTCCCAGGGATACCACTGAATTGGTGCCATAGGAAATATCAATCACACCCGTGGTCTCGGAACGAATCAGTTCGTATGGAACCGAAGATGTTTCCCAATTGGTGTAATTGGACCATTCGTTGCGGCGATATGCATCACTGCGACGGTAAAACCACATCCAATTTGAAACCATGGCATTTGTTTCTACTTTTACTTTTTTAGTTCCCACAATGTTATAAAACGAAGATGTTTTAATGTCCTTGATCAAATACTTTTGTTCATTCAACGCAAATATTTTACTTTCCTCAGGAGTCAAAAAACAATAATTTGCAATCAAATGTACATCTGCGTTCCAATTGTTGGTCTTATTCAAGTAATCTTCTTCAAGTAACTCGACGCTCGGCGGTGGCTGTAAAAATCGATACATATTATGTCGTTCATTTGAGAAAGTAGGCTGTATTCGCTGATAAAAAGATGATATTACTGTATTATAATCTATGTTTTGGTTATCCACATCATAGGCGGACGACCCCACATTGTTGATGCTAAACATTTCTCGAATGGGGCGCAGTGTAACTTCAATAGTGATTTCA